CCACCATAAGAACCAGATCTTGCTGCACCTAAGTTTTGAGCAAGTTGAGATCTTTGGGCATCACGCTGTGCAGCTGCTTTTTGTTGCTCAACAACCTGAGACATGTACGGTGACATGTAAGCGCCAAGAACACCCTGCCCAGTAATTGAACCAATACCAACCGTGGGGGCCTGAGCACCGCTCATAGCCCCAAATACATCGCCAGCACCTTGCCCGTATGAAGTACCAAGGCCAAACTGACCCGGCGTTTGCATTGCAGCAAGCTCAGTTCCTACCTGCTGTTGATAAGGAGAAAGCTCAGCTATACGCCCAGCACCAGCTAGCCCTGCTTGTTCTAACGCAGTGCCATAAACCGCCTGATATGGGCGGCTATAAAACTCAAATGCTTTAGGTATAAGCCCAGGCTGTGTCGCCGTACCTGTGTAGTACGGCTGTAGTACCTCTGGTATTTCACCAGTTATGGTTGAGGTTGTCGTCGGCATGGTTAATCCTTAAGCAGGCATGTACTGTGTTGGGTTAATTTGGCGACCTTGTTTAGTCGTGCCAGTTCGTGCTTTACGTACTTTATCGAGCATTGAATACAGTTTCTTAGGGCCAACTCGTGCTGTCATAGCTGGGGAGATAATTGCTTCACCATCAGCAACACGAGCTTTTTGTCTACCTTCGATGCTTGTTGGAATGGAATCGCTCATGCCATCGCCCGGCCCTTTAATAGGAGTTGCGCCGTATTTTTTAGCTAATGACTTAAGCCCGGCTTCACTACTGCCGTTACCAAGATGTGCTACAACATCAGCGGGGACAATAAAGCTGCCTTCTTTAAGACCGCCAGTAGCATAGTCATATCCCTGTTCATCCGGTAAATTCATAGTGCCGCCTTCAACAGCAAACCGAATGGGGTACATACTCATTATGCCTTCAGCTTGCTGCCGGTAGCGTGCACGACGTTCAGCAAGTTGCTGACGTCTTTGTTCTTCTTCTCGTTTAAATTTTTCTCGTTCTTTTTGACCTTGATATAAAGAAACGCCTGTATTTGCTGCAAGCGCATATTCTATTGGGGTATCAATACCAATAGTTTTTAACCCTTGAACACCCATGTCGTAAACACTACCTGCTAAATTTGCAGCGTTTTCTGGTCCAACAAAAGGTTTATCACTCGGCAACACATTAGTTAACTCGTTTCCTCTAGCGCCAGGAAGTGGCGCTGTATCTACAGGAGTTGGGCCTCCTGTTACATCTACTGTTGGAATTTCACCTGATGGTTGAAAAGTAGTAGAGGGGCCAGTTGGTTGAGGCCCAATTGCTGGTGCGCCAGCTTCAGGCGGTAAGTTAATACCCGCATTTGCCATATCAGCTGCAGTCATTGTGCCAGACACATTCATGGTAGCCGGATCAATCATAGCTTCTGGTCCCGGCGCAGGAACACCGCCAGGAACACCACCAGCAGGGGCACCGCTAAAAAGTTCATGCCCTATATAACTAGTAACTCCGGCTTTAGTAGCAGCGCGTGTATCAAAGTCATCCCCAGGTGCGGCGAACCCTGCATAAATAGCACCAGCTACAGGATGAAACATAGAAGCAGCTATCTGACCAATTGGCCCGAGACGTTCTGCTATGTCATTAAGACCACGAACGATAGGTTGGGTTACAGCACGATCAATCCCACGACCTACACTCCTAACTCCTTTTTCTACGTTTCTTCCAAGTCTACGAATATCTCTTAAAGGATCCCAAAATTCAGGTAACCCGGTACGTGGGTTGATTGTTCCAGAGCCACCCATTAACTGAAGGATGCCAGCTTCTTGTGGCGTGATATGCGCCAGCATGGTGTCGCCGTTGCGCCCTGCGGACTGAACTTTTTGTGCAAGGTTTGCAAGACCCCCTTCACGCATATCTGCAACAGCTTCATTAGATGCAGGGCGGGGGGCTGCTGCAGGAACGCCAGCATAAGGTGCAGGTGCGGCTATGCTAGAAATACCAGAACTAACAATCGGAGACCCTGGGGCAGCGCCTGCTAATAAAGGATCAGAAGCACGAGTAGGTAGAGCAGCGGGCAAACCAGCGGCGGGTCTTTGAGCAAACTGAACAGGTGCGTAACTTTGACGCTCAAACCCAGGCACATTGTCTTTAAGAAGTACCGTTGAGTATCTACCTCTTGGTCTAGCAACGTTGTAGAGGTCTTGAGCTTCTACGGCAGACATACCTATTGCAGTAGCTACTTGACCTGGATTTACTCCAAACTGATCCATAGCCGCAGCAATATCCGCATTAGATCTGCCTGCAGCTTGCATATCTTTTATGTACTGGGAAATCTGATCGTTTGTAAAAGTCGTACCTGTAGTTGTACCTGTACCTGTTGTGGTGCCTGTAGTTGTACCGGTTGTTGTAGTGCCTGTAGTCGTACCCGTGGTAGTGGGGTTTACAAAAGCATTTACTTGCTCAAGTGTTCTGGGTGTATCAAAGCCAAACGCTCTATAATCAGAGTTAATATAGTCAAGTACTGACTGAGCGTTAAACCCAGCGTTTCTAGCCATCGTCCCTGCAGCAGCATAGTCTCCAGATCGGACAGCGTTTCCAAACGCATCTAACTGTTGTTGCGTTATAGCATTGGCTGCTTGAGAAAGTACTCCAGACCCAGATGTTGAACGTGCTTGGTCATACAACGCTTGAATTTCTGCAGTAGTACGTCCAGTTGCTGCAGCTACTTGTGCTGGGGACACATTAAATTCATCCATAGCGGCGGCTATTTCTCTGTTGCCGCCTCCAGTAGCTTGAATATCTCTTATGTAGTTAGCTATTCTTGTATTTATCCCGTATGTTCCAGCGGGGCGAACGCTGTCATATAGAGATTGGATTCCAGAAGTGCTTTGTCCAGTTGCAGCCGCTACCTCTTCTGGCGTCACATTAAACTGATCCATTGCAGCGGCAATTTCCGCATTACCCCCACCAGAGGCTTGGATGCCTCGTATGTATTCGGCAATCTGAGCGTTGCGTGCTTCTTGCGCCTGCACCGCCGAAGCCACTTGATTAGCAATTTGTGTAATAGCCATATTTGCGCCCGTTAGCCCATATTGCGTAATTGTAGAGGTAAGTGCATAATTATGGTAATGTTAGTGTTTACTAACATAGCATCCTGTCAAGTCATTGGGTTAAGTCAAAGAAAGATATGGAGCCAACACCGCTTCCATTTGTTGCTCCGCTAACTGTCCGTACCGCCAGCGTATAGATGTCACTTACCCCGGCAATCGTTGCGCCTAACTGAAGATCCCAGTTATATGCGTTGGGGAGACTTGTCTCGGAGATCCCACCACTTCCGGTAGAGGTTACGTAGTCGGTCTGAACAATTGTTCCTACATTCGTTATAGCCGTCGCAGCAACATCGTATTCCACATTAGAGTCTGATGGGACGGTCGCCGCCCAAGTTGCAGCAGTAAGCGTTGGGTTCTTTAGCAGCACTACTTCGTAGTTCTGGTTAGTCAAAGGTAAAAACTGTACTCGGTTAGGAATAACAACCGCCCCTGTACGCCCAGATGCTAAGCGAATAGAAACTATGGGGTAAAACGTAGCTGCGGTATCAATGTTGGTAAAAACTGTGGTGCGCCGCGCCACATGATCAATTGAGGTTTGTTCAAAGCCACCTTCAGATACTACGGAACAGCAGATAGATTTCATTGAGGCGGCAACGGCAGAAGTTGTACTGGTAATTTGATAACGTACAGGCAGAATAGCCGTGGTCATATACACGCCAGCAATGTCGTTGGCGTTCTCAAACGTGTGGCAGACTATGTATTGACCATCAATAATGAATCCGCATCGCACCGAACCAACACCCAGCCACTCAAAGTCCATCCATAAAATCTGAGCTTTGCTTGGATCAAGTGTTAGCCCAGACGCTCCTGTACCATCTAACTTATCGCCGTTCCAACTAGATTGATTAACCGTCCGAGCATCACTAGGTGTCCCCGGAGTTGGGATAGAACTAGAGCGCAGCACAAAAGAGTTAGTTGATCCAGTGCGCTTAAAAAACACACCGTTATTGTCATTGAAATAACCAACTTCTTGCGTCAGATTAGCGCTGGTACTGCTATCCATTACGAAGGTGGCTAACACCAACAAACCTTTACCTGGCTGATAGGGGAAAACCCTATATGACTGCCTTGTTACTGAGCCAACACCAACCCCGGTAACTTCCATCTTTAACGCAGCTTCGTTGGGTAGAAATGTTGTGGTTCCAGTGCCGGTTGTTGAAACGTCAAATTGGTTGTCTGCGGCATAGCGGTTTTGGCTGTCAAAAAGAGTATAGGGTTGGCTTACTCGCAACCTACCAAATGCGTCTACGTTCGTACCACCAATTGATACTGGTAACGGATCCATGCCTAATCCTATTAGTGCGTTGTATACCTGAAGATTCCAAGCATCAAGTTGATTAAAGTAAAGTTCTATTACTCGAATTAGCTGCCGTATGTACTGCTGGTCATACTCCACATGTGGGTTAGGTAGCGGAGAATGCCTAAAATTTAAAACTACATTTGTCGTCATTAGCGTTTTCCGTCTGGCCGTGCATCAAGCCGGGGGCTACCAAGTTGCCAAGTCACACCAAGATCTTCAGATGATATTTTTAGGGCCATCTGGCGAGCACGAGCACGGATAAATACTTGATCGGTAAACACATTTACCGATGTTTCAATAACGGGTTGGGAATCAAATATATCTTCTTGGTAAGCGGCGCCGGGGAAGTTACGAGGACGGATAGTAAATGTAACCTCTGGCTGAGCTGCCGTAGACCCTCCAAAATTAACGTCTGGGATAATACGACGGCTGAGCATAAACTGATCGCCATCAGCTAAATCAAAGTCCGAAGACTGAATGTAAGCCTCTAACGGTGCTCCGTTAGCATCTAAGCCCTGCTCATGATTAAACAGAATGTTGTCATAGCCCACAGCTTGCGTGTAATCACGTAGCGGAGTATCTAGCCATGCAGTTCTGGGCATCTGGCCGTAATACCAAATACGCTCCATATAGTTATAGACAACGTAGCGGTCTACCGTGTTAGATGAGCCGCTGGGGTAGAACCACCATACTTCGTGATACCCCTCGTTTGTCCCACAAATAATCTGGTCAACTTGGTTTAAGTTCAGGTCTTGAAATATGTAGTTACGGAGGGTACAAGGCAGCGTTTCAACCCGGCCAGTATATGCATAAAACTTATCCTGCCCCATCCAGTAAGTAATGTTACTGGCCGAAGTAACTGCACGGGGGCTAATTATGGATATGTTATCTGCATACTCCTGTGCTCTAAATACCTCATCAACCGTGCCAATGTATTGCAGTGAGTAAAGGGTAGTGTCAGTCCAAACAAGAATTTCCTGCCGTACTGCTAAAGCACGGATGATTGCTGATCCACGAGATATGCGTAAAAACCCTGCTGAGTTAGTAGATGTAGGCGTCCATACTTGCGGCTCGCTTTGATTTGACCAACGTATTAACAACGGATCAAATACTCCACCCCCAAACGGAGTAGCCCCAAAAGCCAAGAGATGCTGATCCGTTTGTGATACTAAAATCTGCATAACCTCTGCCGGTACATCTGACGCACCAGACAAAGAAGACAGTGCAACTGCTCTGGAAGATAGCGGGATAAGCACGCTGGGGTTTGTACCCCGTGCCCAGTAATAGACAGCCCCGTTACGAATGTTCATAACAAGGTCGTTCTCTATATTGTCAAACCACCAATCTCTTTGTGGCAGCGCAACAGGAGTTGTTGATCCAGAACCCCAAGTACTACGGCTCCATGTGCCAGTACCCCAGCCATAGCCGTAAGTTACGGCGTCATTACCTATCGGAATTTCATAAGCGCCTACAACCGAGGCACCGCCGTTCCCAGTATCTGATGCATTAGCGGTTACTGGTAAACCCGTAGTTGGGCTTTTAGCGATGATGGTGTATTGGTTAGCGTTAATTACTTCGTAGATTTCATAATTTTGCTCAAGCACCGCTTCAGTTATGTTTCCACCAACACCGAGGCCGTTAACACTTACTCCACTAAAAGTAACAAAATCTCCTGCACTGGAACCAAACGCGGTGTCGTTAACAGTAATTACTGAAGAACCGTTTGTAGCTGCAAAAGTTACAGCGCCAGCAGCGGTGGTTTCTCTGATGGGGGTTATGTCAAAGTAGTTTCCACCAACGTCAATGTAAACTTTTTTATTGGTGCCGAGAGCTAGAAAGTTATCGTTATAACTAGTAAACCAAGCAAACATCTGGCGGCATACGCCAAGAAAAGTTTCTGAGGTAGCAGCAAGCCAGCCACCTAGTTTTTGCGGATAGCCAGACCGGAAGCGAATTTTATCGCAGGCAAACCAGCCACCCTCATTGGTGTAGTTAGTCTGGTCTCTGTTTACGCCCGGCCTAAATTGTAGTTTGATGAATGGCATGATCAGCTCATAAATAAGGCGACTTCAGCCTTGCGGCGGCGCACCAATCCGGGCAGTTCTTTACCCCCGGCCTTGGTGTACATCATAAAACCCTTGGCAATCTTTTCCAATGGTTCGTCCCGCAAAATCCGCTGCCGAAGCGTAGACCGCTGGAACCCACCCACGCCTATGTTGTAGCTAAGAGCGATACAAGCGTCGAACAAGCCTTGACGCCCAGATAAATTAGGGGCATTTCGAAGAACACCAAGTTCAAAACTTCTGAGGAGATTTTTGAAGCGTTCCTCCAGTTCTGGCTTGGGCCATACCCGATTGTGTTCTGGTGCAAGGGGGAACTCCTTTCTTAGCATTCCGGTATAGCCTTCTTGGCGTATCAGCGGCAACTTAATTTGTTCGTGGTGGAGCATCTCGCCCCAGCCTACGGTCCACAGATGCGCCGGGCACAGGTAGGGTTTATCCCGATACCCTTCAAACTGATGCATTACGT